CGTCGAGCCGGAACCAGCAAGACAATCGGATGAAGATCGCCAGGGCCGAGGCCGGTTGGTCTCGCACGGCGGCGATGGTCGACGAGGGCGCGCGGTTGCACCGAGAGATTTCGGATTTGTCTGGCGCGCTGAATGCTCTGGTGCGGGCTGAACGCTCGGGTGGATCGGCCAGCGCGGGGCGAGCGATTGCAGACGGGCGAAAATACGCAGAGCTGAGTTTACCTTCGGAGACTGATCCGAGGAATCGAGCGCGCAAGAGCCTTGAAGGAAGGCGACTGTCTTTCGGCCCGCCAAACTTACCCGCGAACGTTCGCATCGCTCCGTCCAGTCCAGGAGTGATTCCGCTTACAAATATTTCGCAGCGCGAGTTCGCGCGGCCGTCGAGTTATGGTCGCGTTTCAAACGCCGGCAGCGGACGCGCAGGCATCACTATCAACTCATCGCCGACAGTCGTGATCAATGCGGCAGCGGGCGGCGCCGCACAAGATGACCTGATTGGCGCATTGCGGGCACATCGCGAAGAGCTGTTCGATCAGTTGAAACGAGAAGCGGCGCGGCGCGAGCGGGCGCAGTTCTGAGGAGAGATCATTTGTTCGCAGCGTTGGGTGAAATTCAATTCGAAGTGGTGGGTTCTCCCGAAGCTTACGAATCCGCAGGGGCGTACGATTTCGCCGAGCAGAGGGTGGTTGAGAGCAAGCCGCAGCTGCAATGGGTCGGCGACGATTTGGAGCGGCTGAAGTTTGAGCTGACCTGGCACGCCACTTTCACGAATCCGGCCGTGCAGCTGGCGCGATTGCGCGCGACGGCAGCGGAGCATCTGGCATTGCCGCTAGTGTTCGGCAACGGGGGCTTCCGCGGATTCTTCGTCATCGAATCGATCAAGGTGAAATCGCAGCAACTGTCGGCGGGCGGCGCGCCGATCGCGATTCGGGTCGCACTCGCGCTCAAGGAATGGATAGCAAATTCTCTGCTGCTTTCCAGCGCAAAGCCGCTGACAGCATTCTCACCGCTGGGAATCACGACGGCGTCGGAGGCAATTGGGCCAGGCGGAAACGGAATCACGCCAGGGGTGTCGGCATTACTCAGTACTCCATTGGCGACAGGCGCAAGCGGTCCGAATCTTGAAGCGGGCGACGTGCCGACGGCAGTCATCGTGAGGAGTGTGGGGCGATGACACAGGCGGGACAGTTCATACTTCACGTGACGACGGCGGGTGAGCGGTGGGACCTCTTAGCCTGGCGATACTATGGCGATCCGACTGACTATTCGCCGATCATAATGGCTAATCCGAATGTGGCGATCGAGCCGGTGTTCGACGCCGGAATAGCGATAGCGGTGCCACTCCAGCAGAAGAGTTCCGTGAGCAAGGCCAATTTGCCGCCCTGGAAAGTATCTCAAGCGGTGAATGGGTAATGGCTGCGAGCGCATCTTATACAGTTCGGTCGGCGCAGTGGATACTCATTTATTCGGGAGTGAATATTACCGCAGATGTGTCGCAGATGGTTCTGGCGATCAGGTATATCGACCGGCTCGACGGCGCTTCGGGCGAGCTGGAACTGGAACTCGAAGACTCGACGAAACTGTGGCAGGGAGCGTGGTATCCCGCGATCGGCGACATAGTCAGTCTGCAGATTGGCTATAGCGGCGAGTCATTGCTGGACTGCGGTGAATTTCAGATTGACGAGCTGGAGTTAGACGGCCCTCCCGACGTGATGAGGCTGCGCTGCCTGGGCGCGTACATCACAATCGCGATGCGCACCGCAAATACGGTGGCATACGAGAACATGGGCATCGTGGAAATAGCGGCGCAGATCGCCGCGAAGTATGGCCTTTCGCTGGTGACGGCGTCATCCGAATCCGAGAGCGATGTGGTGTTTGCGCGCGTCACTCAGCGGCGTCAGATGGATTTGGAGTTTCTGAAACGTATCGCGAGAGAGCACAACTTTGATTTCACGGTGCGCGCCGGGCAGCTGATCTTCTACGAGCGGCCGGCGCTGGAGTCGGTATCAGCGGCGACTCTTATTGCGCGAGCTGACACAGTTCGATTCGCATTCCGGAACCGGGCGCGCCGAATCTACGACGCCGCGGAATTCTCATATTTCGATCCGGATACAAAAGAACTGATTACTCAGTCGGTGCCTGCGGACGGAACTTCGCCGACGGGAGATACGCTCAAAATAGTGGCGCGTTGCGAAAACGCCGAGCAAGCGCAGGTGAAAGCTGAAGCCGCACTTCACCTGCACAACATGGTCTTCGTGGACGCATCGATCGAAGGACCGGGGAACACGGTGCTGGTAGCGGGAAACAACGTTCAGCTCAGCGGATGGGGAGCGCTCGACGGAAAGTATCTGGTCGAGACCGCTAAGCATCATCTGGCGCGAGCGACCGGATATACGACATCAATTGCAGCGCGAAGGGTTAGCGCATGAACGACATAATCGAGTACCGGGAGCGATTTGCGTCGCTGAATCCGACGTTCCGCGTCGGGATCGTGCAGGCGCAGGACACGGCGCACGCGAAGGTGCGCGTGGTGTTTCCGGATTACGACGAAATGATCAGCTGGTGGCTGCCGGTGGTATTTTTCAAGACCCAGGACGACCAGGCGTACTGGATTCCGGACATCGGCGAGCAGGTGGTGTGCCTGATGGATTTGCGCGACGAGGCCGGTGCGGTGCTGGGCGCGATTTACTCGAGCGCCGATGTGCCGCCGGTGAACAGCGCCGACAAGTTTTATCTCGGGTTCAAGGACGGTGCGCACTTCGACTACGATCGGGTGGCGCACATACTCGATTTGCTTTTCCAGGACACCACCGAATTCAAGTATGACGCTCACCTGCATCTGCTCGATCTGAAGTTTCAGGATCAGGCCGAGCTGCAGTACGACGGCAGCGAACATGTGCTGACCGTCAGTCTGCCGAACGGCGCGGCGTTCAATCTCACGGCGAACGGCGCGCAGATTCAGATTGACTCGAGCGGCAACGTCATCATCAAGAGCGCGGGGCAGGTCCAGATCGGAAACGGACCGTTGGCGGGTGTCGCGCGGCTTGGCGATCGGGTTCAAGTCGGCGAGGAGACGGGCACGATCGTGAGCGCAAGCACCGACGTGCTGGCGGGATGACGATGGCGGCGGGCGCAATCACGCTGGCGGACATCAGGTCGGCAGACTGGTCGCTGGCTCTGGGAGCCATCGGTGAAGTGGTGGAAGGGATCGCGGACGTCGAGCAGTGCCTCGGGATAATTGTGACGACACCGCGCGGAAGCGATCCATTGCGGCCGACCTTTGGCGCAGATATCTGGCGCTACATCGATTTTCCGATCAGCCTGGCGCTGCCCGCAATCGTGAGCGAGCTGACCTCGGCGATCACGATTTGGGAGCCGCGGGTAAATCTCGTTTCGGTGACGGCGCAACCCGTCAACGACGCGAGCGCGCAATCGGGCGCGCATCTCGACGTCACACTCAACTGGCAGCTCAAGCTGGGCGTCGCCGCGGCTCCGGTTCAGATCACGACCGTGACAATCCCGGGAGCGGCGGTCTAGCCGGACCGCGCCGACGCGATGAAAGGATGAGTTGATGGGTGCAGGAATTCCATCGCTGCCGCCGCCGGTGTTCGTCAACGACGCGGATGGGCTAGATCCGAATCTGATACTCGCCGACATGATCGCCGAGTTCGAGGCAGCATCGGGCCGGACGCTGCAACCGGCGCAAGTGGAGCGGCTGCTGATCAATTTGTATGCGTACCGCGAATCGCTGGTGCGCAACGCGATCCAATATGCGGCGCAGCAGAATCTGCTCGCATTCGCGTCGTTCCCGATGATTGATTATCTCGGCCAACTGCTGAACGTCACTCGGCTGGCGTCGCAGCCCGCGGTGACCACGCTTCAATTCACGCTGACGGGCGCGCTGACGGTGCCGTTCACGATCGCCGCTGGAACGCTGATCGGCACCAACGACGGGCAGTTTGCTTTCGCGACCAGCGCGACGATCAGCGTCGCGGCCGGCGCAACAATCGCCAGCGTGGCAGCGGCGGCGACCACTCCAGGAGCAGGTGCGAACGGATACCTGGCGGGACAGGTCAGCGTGCAGCTCAAGCCAAATGCCTTGATCGCGAGCGTGAGCAACACCAGCACGACCAGCGGCGGGTCGGCCCCTGAAACTGACGATCATCTGCGCACGCGGATCCAGGCGGCGCCGAATCAGTTCAGCGTCGCGGGTCCGATTGGCGCGTACCGGTTTTTTGCGATCGGCGCCGACCCGTCGATTGTCGACGCGCAAATCGTCAGTCCCGCGCCCGGGTCGGTGAACGTGTACCTGCTGACCGGTCCGGTGACACAACAGCCGGCGCCGGCGCCGAATAGCGTTGGAGTCGCGAACTCCGCGCTGCTTGCGAAAGTCGCCACCGCGCTGAACGCCGATACTATCCGTCCGCTGACCGATACCGTGAACGTCCTTGCCGTGACCGAGGTGGACTATCAGATCACGGCGACGGTGACGTTGTACTCGGACGCGGATCCGACCGCGACGATCGCCGCGGCGACGCTCGCCGTGGAGGAGCTGGCGATCGAGCTCGCTGCCAAGATTCAGCGCGACATCGTGCCGAGCCAGATAATCGCGGCGCTCTCGGTCGCGGGCGTTTATGGCGTGACGCTGACATCGCCGATACAGACTCCACTCAGTCCGGGCCAGTGGGCGAACTGTACGACGATCTCGCTGACGACGGCGTTCAGCACGGAGCATAGCTGATGCCCGAGCTTTCGGCCGCGCCGTCGATAAACGATACGCGCACGCAGGCGCTGCTGGTGTTGATTGCGCGGCTGGCGGCGCTGGATCTCACGACGCTACTGGTTTACCGAATCGACTCGGTGGTGGCCGACGCGCTGCCGTTTCTGGCGTGGCAGTTCGACATCCTGTCTCCGCTATGGCAGTTGATCGCGCCGGTTGCGCTCGGCGTCGATGCACTCACGGACATCGACTTGCTGACCGACGTGGACAATCTTGTCGAATCCGGCGAGCTGGTTACGGAGCTGGCTCTGACCGATGCGGCGCAGCGCGAACTGCTTCAGAACGCGATTGCGCTGCATCGATTTCGCGGGACGCCGTGGTCGATTAAGCAGGCGCTCGGATCATTGGGATGGTCGACGGTCTCGCTGCTCGAGGGTCAGGCGAACTGGGGGGGAGTCGCGTATCCGTCGAACGAGGGATGGGCGGTGTTCCGCGTCATGATCGATCTGGCGGCCGGGCAGGGCGTTTCAACCGGAGCGGCATCGACGGCGACAGCGGCGGTCAATTTTTTCAAACCGGCGCGAGCGTGGCTGGATTCGGTATGGTTCGCAGTGCCTGCGATCACCGATATTGGGCCGGAGCCGTCGGACAGGTTGACGCTCGGCGGAATCGTGAAGTATCAGCTCGACGCGGCGCCCGTGCCAAGTGACAACGCGCTGACGCTGGCGATCGCGACGGCGTCATTGACCGATCCGCACGGTCCGATTGTTCCCGTTTACGACAGTCACTATCGGCATGGTGGAATCACTTACGGCGCCAACGAACCCGAAGTCGCAGACTCGGCGCTCATCGTCAACGGCGCGGCGGTTTTGTACGGAGGTTAAAATGAGAAGGCCGATTGGAATCGTACGTATCCGTGTGGTCGAGCGAGGCCGTATCGTGTGGACGCACGAGGGACGAAATCTTTTCGTGAACGCCGGGCGGCCGGCGCTTGCGGCGCTGCTGGGCGGTGACACCACCGGCGAATTTGCGGCCGCGGTGGGATTCGGCTCGGGTTCGAACGCGCCGACGGTGACCGATACGGCGCTGACCGCGGCCGCATATTACAAAGCGCTCGACGGTCACAGCGAGGACGGCAACGGCGGCTTGACGCTCAACTGGTCGCTGACAACAGGAGATACCGGCGCGCTGGGAATTACAATCCAGGAACTGGCAATTTTCGCAAATCATGCCAGCGCTACACTGCCCGGAACGACTGCGCCGACTCCGATGCTCGCGCGCAAGACTATTGCACCAATAGTATTTGGCGCAGGAATGAGTATTAGCGGCACATGGACCCTTACTTTCTGAGGTAGTCAATGGCTACACTAATCGACGCAGCCGAGTTCACCTCGAACGAGGTGTATCAAATACAAGCAACCGATCCGGTCGAAGGCGCTGCGAGCGGCGCCAGTTTCAGCGGGACGGGTGTCTCCAATCAACCGCATCAGCAACTGGCTAATCGCACGGCGTTCCTGAAGCAGCGGCAGGACGTCAATATCTCGAATATCGGGGTGCTGCAGGCGTTCATGGCGAATTTCGCCGGCTCGATGGGAGCCAACGGCTACGCGGCTATTCCGCTAGCCGACGTAAATCGCGGATCGATCGTCGCGATCGTCCAGTGGGGCGCGATGTTTCCCGGCGGTGGGCTGGACGACGATGCGAGCTATATAGTGACGTGGCCGACTGCTTTTCCAAACGCATGCGTTTGGTCGATGGCGACGCTGTCGAACTCGCAGGCACTGAGGAATACGGGCAAGTTGATAGTCGAAATAGTCAGTTTCACGACGACTGCGGGAACATTCAGATCGGATCTTATCGGCGGTGTGGTTCCGCAGCTTCCGAACGACGGCTTCTACTGGATGGCGATTGGATTCTGAGGCTATCGACCGAATATTGATTGGCGTCAGCCGAGCCGCTCGATAACTCGTTCTATCGCGATTCCGCGCGAACCCTTGACGAGCAACACGTCGCCGGGCTGCACCAATTTCGCGATTAGTTTTGCGGCGGCGATACTGTCGGGCGATGTCTGAATTTCTGTCACGTTAGCGGCGTGGGAAATGGCCGTGCGCGCGGAGTTCATCTCGGAGCCGACGGCGATGAATGCAACGGGATGCGAGCGCATCACGTCGCGAATCGCATCTTGGTGCGCCACGGCCGACTGCTCGCCGAGTTCGAGCATATCGCCCATCGCGATCACCAGACGAGCACCGAGACCGTCGGCGACTTCGCGCGCGGCGGCCAGCGCGGCGCGAATCGAGCGAGGATTCGAGTTGTAGGTATCGTCGATGACGAAGATCCCGTTGATCGAAGTGCTGGCGAGCCGGCCGG